ATTATATGTCCTCTGTCGATTATGGAGAGTGCATGGCGTGATGATCTGTTTAAGTTTGCCATGCACCGCACTGTGGATGTGGCATACGGGTCAGCAGAAAAACGCAGGAAAATAATAGCCAATAATGCTGATTATGTGGTGATAAATTATGATGGGATCACCATTGTTGAGGAGGACTTATACAAAGCAGGGTTTGATTTAATTATTGTGGATGAAGCTACTCACTATAAAAATGCACAGACTAACCGTTGGAAATCGTTAAAAAGAATACTTAAACCAGACACACGCCTGTGGATGATGACAGGAACTCCAGCCGCACAGAGCCCTCTTGATGCCTATGGTCTAGCTAAACTTGTTAACCCATTAGGCGTACCTAGATTCTTCGGGTCTTTCCGTGATCAAGTTATGTACAAGGTAACAGCTTTTAAATGGGAAGCTAGAAATACAGCCACAAAAACAGTACATAGAGTGCTACAACCTGCGATACGTTACACCAAAGATGAGTGTATGGATTTACCACCTATGGTGTATGTCAAAAGGGAGGTAGCATTGACTCGCCAACAGATTAAATATTATAAAGAACTAAAAAATAAAATGATTATGGAAGCAGCAGGTGAGCAAATTACTGCCGCTAATGCCGCTGTAAACATGAACAAGTTACTGCAGATATCAGCAGGTGCTATTTATACCGATGGTGGTGAGTCATTAGAGTTTGATATTAAGCACAGATACAAAGTGTTACGTGAAGTTATCGACGAGTCCAGTAAAAAGGTACTAATCTTTGTTGCTTTTAGACACGTCATAGACGTATTAGCGAAAAAACTACGTGGGGAGTACATACCCACAGAAGTAATAAGAGGTGATGTATCCGCACCAAAACGAACTGAGATATTTAAACAGTTTCAAGAACAAAGAGACCCAAAAGTTTTAATCATACAACCGCAAGCAGCGGCACACGGCATAACTCTTACAGCCGCAAACACTGTGGTGTGGTGGGGGCCAGTATCTAGTCTAGAAACTTATGCACAAGCTAATGCCCGTGTTCACAGGTCAGGACAAGACTTAAAATGCACGGTGGTGCAATTACAAGGTTCTAACATAGAAAAACGTGTTTACGCAATGTTAGATAACAGAATTAACATACACACAAAGATTACAGATTTATACCAAGAAATACTTGATTAAGTAATTATTTGATAGTAAACTGTATTTCTCGATACTAAAGGAGGATGTATGGAGAACGGTAAACTATCGGCTGAGAAATTAACCAAGATTTATTTAAAGATCAAGGCGAAACGAGCTGAATTATCTGCGAAGTTTAAAGAAGAAGATCAGGAACTTAATGCTCAACTTGAGCAGGTTAAGAAAGCACTGTTAGAGTATTGTAACGACCACGGAGTTGATTCTGTCAAGACTACTGAAGGTTTGTTTTATAGGTCAGTTAAAACACGTTATTGGACTTCCGATTGGTCTGCGATGTATGAGTTTGTTTTAGAGCATGAGGTACCTGAGTTTTTTGATAAACGATTAAATCAATCTAATGTTAAACAGTTTCTTGAGGACAATCCAGAATTAGTGCCCCAAGGACTAAACGTAAACTCTGAATATATTATTGCAGTGAGGAAAAAGTGATGGAACATGCTGAACCATTTGTGCCTATTGAAAAAGTTGCAGACCATTTTGCTGTATCTATTTCTACGGTAAGGACTTGGATTCGCACAGATAACTTACCAAAAGATTCTTTTTTAAAGATAGGTAACACTTACAGGTTTAGATTATCCGAGGTCTCTGATGCGCTTATGAAGGCAAAGGACACCGAAGAAAGTGCGTAGAGTTAGTATTCGTGGTGGTAGATTTGCCGAATTTGTTGATGGTATAGAAGCCACTACAGGTGCTAACAAAACTATGGACGTTGTAATTGTAGGAGCCGCTGATGTTGCTAGATCCTACTATGAGGGCTTTTACGACCCTGATAATCATACGGCACCTACATGTTGGTCGTTAGACACGCAACGACCTGCAAACGATGTCCCAGTAAGCCAGAAACAAGCATTACGTTGTATGGACTGTCGTCAGAATATTAGAGGGTCAGGTTCGTATGGTGGACGTGCTTGCAGGTACTTCCAAAGGGTAGCTATTGTGTTTGAAGATAGGCTAGACGAGGTGTACCAGTTGCAAATACCTGCATCTTCCATTTATGGTAGAGCTACTGCGGGTAGTAAAATGCCATTACAACAATATGTTAATTATATTGCTAGTCGTGGTGAGTTAGTTAGTTGTATCCTTACAAGGATATATTTTGATGAACAAAGTTCAATACCCAAACTTTATTTTAAACCCATGCGAAATTTAGATAATGAAGAGATACTTGAAGTGGAGGAGATAATGAAAGACGAGTCTTGTTCCAAAGCTATAGCGTTCACACCAGAGCCTTCTAGCACAGGTAAATCTTTATTTGAAACCGTAGATGGGTTTGATATAAATGCCACTTAGAGGAAAAAATATGTATTATATAAGAGAAGTAAAAGCGTTGTACCCGAAGATAGATCAGCCTTATAGGTTTGACTCCCAAGCAGGAGAACGGGGTAAGAGTGTACCTTGCTCTGCTACCGATGACGGTGCCTGTTACGAGTTGAGTTTTGTAGCAGACGAAGTAACTGCAAAGGCTTTGCATAAGGGCATGAAAACCGCCTATGACGAGAAAAAACAAAAGGGTTGGAACAATAGTGTAGCCCGTCCAAAAAAGAACGACGATGGAGATTTTGTTTTTAAAACCACAATAAAAGCTGCTTATAGCGGAAGAGAAGTCCCTAGACCCAAGCAGTTTGATTCACGAAATAACGAATTACCAAGTACGTTTAAATTGACTTCTGGTAGTATAGTTAATATAGCCATTGAGTTTATCCCTCATGCTATGGAGGGTGGTGTATCGTTAAGACTCAAGCAAGTACAAGTGTTAAAGTATGTTCCTATAGAAGCTCGTTCTGTGTTTGAATCCTTAGATGGTGGATTCGTTTTTGAAGAAGAAGCCCAAGGCAGTTTGTTTGAGGCTGTAGAAGAACCCCCCGAAGAACCCAAGAAGATAGTCAGGACAAAAGCAACAGGCACTAAAGGTGCTGATAAAGATTTATCCTCTATCGTAGATGATTGGGACGATTAAGACCAAGGTGCTTTTGCTACCTGTTGAACACGTCGCCCGTGCGTGTGGTCGAACACGGGCACTTTAAAAATTAAAAAAACACAATAACTTGTATAAAGATGTTAAACGGGGACATCTATGGATACTCATACTTTTTTACAAAGGTCACTAGGAGATGAAGGATACTATTGCCTTCTAGGTATTAAAGATAAAAAGAAATTAGTAACACGATTTTTTAGCGATGTAGAAGATTTAGTTAATAAAGCAAATGAATTAGATAGCCAAGGGTATGATTGTTTTTTTGGTTTAAGTACATTCACTGAACCTACACGTAGGACAGGAGATAATGCAAAGAAGTTAAAATCTTTTTTTCTGGATTTAGATGTAGATATAGAAGACCCTAAAAAATTTAATTCTCAACACGAAGCCCTATCTGCACTACAAAGATTCTGCAGAAAACTTTCTTTACCCAAACCGCTTATAGTAAATTCTGGTAATGGGGTGCATGTTCACTGGCAACTAAAAGAAGCAGTGCTCAAGGAAGACTGGAAGATAGCCGCCACAAGGTTTAAAAGAATAATAAAAGAACAGGGGTTATTAACAGATCCTGCAGTAACGTCAGATACCGCCAGAGTTTTACGGGTGCCTCACACCCACAACCATAAAAATGAACCTAAACAAGTTACTTTTTTCGGTACTCCATCTCTTGAACTCCATGATTTTGACCGGTTTGTATCTCTACTAGGGGTAGATACTACACCAGCACCCACGCCCATACCCGAAGGTGCTAATGCTGTGATGGCAAATCTAATGGGTAATAGAGAGAGTTATTTTAAAGACATACTAAAAAAATCAATGTCAGGAGATGGATGTGCTCAGTTAAAACATATTGTCGAAAACCCTAATGATATACCAGAACCTTTATGGTTTAACGGTATATCTATTATCAAACACTGTGTTGATGGTGGTAGGAAAGGCGCACATAAAATATCTTGTGGACACAAAAGTTACGACCCAGAAGAAACAGATACTAAGTATGACACAGTAGAATATGTTCATACATGTGAAAGATTTGATGAAAACAACGAAGGCGTATGTGATAACTGTAAACACTGGGGTAAGATAAAAAGCCCTATCGTGTTAGGTAACAGGATAAAAGAATCCGATCCTCACGTAGAATCAAACTTCCCCATATACCCTAAACCTTATTTCAGAGGCGCGAATGGGGGTGTATATAGAAGGGAAAATAAAGACGGAGACATAGAGGAAGTGCTTGTATACCACAACGACCTCTATGTAGTGGAACGTATTAGGGATGACATGGAAGGTGAATGTATAGTTATGGAGCTACGTCTACCTAAAGAAAAACCTCAAAAATTTACGATCTCTCTAAAAACTGTAGCTTCTCAGCAAAAATTTAAAGAAGCACTAGCTGAGAAAGGCGTATCAGTCTTATGGATAGGAGAATTAATGAAATATACAAATGCATGGATTAATGAATTGCAAGCCACTACCAGAGCTAAAAAAGCACGTAACCAATTTGGTTGGGTAAGTGATAACGGAATGGAGTTTCAAAGTTTTATACTTGGTGACAAAGAGATACGCACTGACGAAATATTAGAAAACCCACCCTCTGTACATACAGGTCAGTATTTTCATTTGTTTGGTAGTAAAGGTTCTTTAGAAGAATGGAAAGAGATAACAGATTATTATAACAAGGATGGGTTTGAATTACACCAGTACATAATAGGCACGGGTTTCGGGTCACCGTTAATGATATTTATGCCTGAGAAAGGGGCAGGATTAAACGTACACGGTAAGTCTGGTGTAGGTAAATCCACTGCCATGTATGCCGCAGCAGGTATATGGGCTAACCCTGCAAAATATTGCCTTAAATACGATGATACTCAAGCCTCTATTTGGGGTAGAGCAGAGGCATATAAAAACTTACCTCTATATATTGACGAATTAACTGGTAAAGATCCAAAAGCCCTTTCTAACTTTGCTTATAGTATAAGTGGTGGACAACAGAGGAACAGGCAGTCAAAAGATGCAAACACAGAACGATGGAGGGGCGATCCTTGTAATTTCATAATGGTGAGTAGTGCAAATGAAAGTCTAATACAAAAGATAAGCTCTGAAAAAGATAATCCAGCCGCAGAAGGTCAAAGGTTGGCAGAATACAAGGCAGAAGAATTATTAGGTGATTTAAATGACAGTGAGGGGGCTAGAGAGTTAGCTATGAAAATACAAGACGTTTATGGGGTAGCAGGAGTGCCATACATACAACATGTTTTGGGGAATCTTAGTCAATACAGGACGGAAACTAGAGAGCTTCAGAAAAAGTTAGACAAAGCGGCAGGGCTACTTCCAGTAAATAGGTTTTGGTCTGCAAAAGCTGCTTGTTCTTTAATGGGTCTTCTTATAAGTAAAAAATTAGGACTTCACAATTTTGATATGGTTAAACAAAAAGAATTTGTTATTGAACTTTTAAAATCGAATAGAAAATCTCTTGAAGAAATGGAATCCAATGTAGAACAGCAAATATCGGATTACTTGTCAAAATATTGGGGCAACATATTAAAAGTACAAAGTACAGAAGACAGACGTAAGAAGGGGGAAGAAAGTTTAAATAACAATGGGCTAGATCAACATATCAAGATACCAGAAAAAGATCCTAGAACTTGGATAGTGGGTAGATATGAACCGGACACAAAACTTTTATATTTGGGGAAAAAACCTTTAAAAGAATGGTGTATAAAATATCAAATAGACTTTCTTTCAATGGAGAAAGATTTGTTTAATCACCCAACTCTAGCAGGTAAAAGTGTAACGTTGTCTCTAACTAAAGGAGTTTCTTTACATACACCAGCGACAAGGTTGATTAGGATTAATATGGATTGTTCTAATATGGTAGATGCTTAAAATATACGATATAGACCCTGACGGTCTCCGCGTGATAATAAATTGGGATAGTATGCGTGTGGGTATGTCTGTATTTATACCCTGTGTAAATACAGATAAAGCACTGAGGCAACTAAAAAATGTACTCGCACTTAAAAAATGGCAGTATGAAACCCGTATAGTTATAGAAGATAGTATGTTAGGTGTGCGTGTTTGGCGTACAATGTAGTTTCTCTCCCCGTTGCCCCGTGTAAAAGCGGGGCTTTTTTTAATCAAATAAAGCATCAAACCCTTGCATATACTGTAGCCTACTTCTTTCAAATGCTAATTTATATATGGGTGACACCCTTACACCGTTGTGCATTTCAAGAGTAGTTTGTTTATGCCGCTTCATGGATTTATCTAAGGTGTCAAAACTTATAACTGCTTTGGGGAACCTACGCCTTACTTTTTTATTAAACTCCCTAATATCTTTTGAATTTTCACGCCATGCCTCGTAGTCACCCATACGTCTTTTAATATGATTATTTTTTAATAGCCTAGTTCTTTCTCTATCTATTTCATCAGATATGTTCTGTTCCTGTCTTGTCAATTCCTGTCTGAAGGTAAGTTCTTTAGGGGCAAAACCCATAGCGTTTGTAATGTGATCTGCCGCAGTCATTTCTGTAAATATGGGATCGCCACGTCTGGTTCGCACTCCTTCTCTGGCATAACGCCCAAACGTATTTCTATACAAATTAGTTACTGCTGGTGGTGTTATTTGTTCAACACCTCTTTCTATCTCACCATTAAATAAATCTGAACCTCCTCTACC